AGGTAACGGTAATTTTACTTCTTCTATTAATTATACTATATCTTTTGTCATAGATGGACTAAACGGATCTTCAGGAACTAGTGGAACTTCAGGTACTTCAGGATCAGCAGGAACTAGCGGAACTTCTGGATCGAGTGGTACAAGTGGATCTTCTGGATCTAGTGGATCTTCAGGAACTTCCGGTAGTTCAGGATCTAGTGGTACAAGTGGTTCATCAGGATCTAGTGGATCTGCTGGATCAAGTGGTTCGTCCGGATCAAGTGGATCATCCGGATCAAGTGGTACTTCAGGATCAAGTGGATCTAGTGGAACATCCGGAACATCCGGATCTTCAGGATCAAGTGGTTCGTCCGGATCAAGTGGATCATCCGGATCAAGTGGATCATCTGGTAATAATGGTTCATCAGGAACATCTGGATCTTCTGGTTCAAGTGGATCTTCTGGTACTAGTGGATCATCCGGTACATCTGCAACATCTGGATCAAGTGGATCATCAGGTACGTCTGGATCTTCGGGTTCAGCTGGATCATCTGGCTCTAGTGGATCTTCTGGTACTTCTGGAACATCCGGTAATAATGGTTCATCTGGGACATCCGGATCTAGTGGTTCATCTGGATCTAGTGGAACATCTGGATCATCTGGTTCAAGTGGGTCGTCTGGTTCAAGTGGATCTTCCGGTTCAAGTGGAACATCTGGTAATAATGGTTCATCTGGAACATCTGGATCTAGTGGATCATCTGGGTCGAGTGGATCTTCCGGTTCATCTGGAACATCTGGTAATAATGGTTCATCTGGAACATCTGGATCTAGTGGATCATCTGGGTCAAGTGGATCTGCTGGATCTAGTGGAACATCAGGATCATCCGGATCTAGTGGATCATCTGGTTCTAGTGGAAGTTCAGGAACATCAGGTTCTAGTGGATCGTCTGGTTCTAGTGGAAGTTCAGGAACATCTGGTTCAAGTGGATCTTCAGGATCATCAGGGTCTTCAGGATCAAGTGGTACATCGGGTGCTAATGGTTCATCAGGAACATCAGGAACATCAGGATCTAGTGGATCGTCTGGATCAAGTGGTTCATCAGGATCATCTGGATCTAGTGGATCTTCCGGTTCTGCTGGTTCAAGTGGCACATCAGGATCTAGTGGAACATCTGGTTCTAGTGGATCTTCTGGATCAAGTGGATCATCCGGAACATCTGGTTCGTCTGGATCTAGTGGATCTTCTGGTACTTCTGGGACATCCGGTTCTGCTGGAACATCGGGATCAAGTGGAACATCCGGTAGCTCAGGATCAAGTGGATCTGCTGGATCTTCCGGTTCAAGTGGAACATCTGGTAATAATGGTTCATCTGGAACATCCGGATCAAGTGGATCATCAGGATCTTCAGGATCAAGTGGATCATCAGGATCTAGTGGATCATCTGGTACATCTGGTTCTAGTGGATCATCAGGATCTTCCGGTTCTAGTGGCACTTCTGGTGCTAATGGTTCAAGTGGATCTTCAGGATCATCAGGATCTTCCGGCTCAAGTGGAACATCTGGTAATAATGGTTCATCTGGATCTAGTGGATCATCAGGATCTAGTGGATCATCTGGTACATCCGGCTCAAGTGGATCTTCAGGAACATCTGGATCTAGTGGATCTTCCGGTTCTGCTGGTTCAAGTGGTACGTCAGGATCATCAGGTTCTAGTGGATCTTCTGGTTCATCAGGATCTAGTGGATCATCTGGTACATCCGGCTCAAGTGGATCTTCAGGAACATCTGGATCTAGTGGATCTTCAGGTTCATCAGGAACATCTGGATCTTCTGGTTCATCAGGTTCATCAGGTTCTTCCGGTACATCTGGATCTAGTGGATCTTCTGGATCTTCTGGATCTTCCGGATCAAGTGGAACATCAGGATCATCTGGATCTTCCGGTTCTGCTGGTTCAAGTGGTACATCAGGATCATCAGGGTCTAGTGGATCTGCTGGATCTTCCGGTTCAAGTGGTACATCCGGTGCTAATGGTTCAAGTGGAACATCTGGATCAAGTGGAAGTTCAGGATCATCAGGATCATCAGGATCTGCTGGAACAAGTGGTGCTAATGGTTCATCTGGAACATCAGGATCTAGTGGATCTAGTGGATCGTCTGGATCAAGTGGATCATCTGGTACTTCTGGATCAAGTGGTTCATCTGGTACATCTGGATCTTCTGGAACAAGTGGATCTTCTGGTTCGTCTGGATCTAGTGGATCTTCCGGTTCTGCTGGAACAAGTGGTGCTAATGGTTCATCCGGTTCATCCGGTACATCTGGATCTTCTGGATCAAGTGGGTCATCCGGTTCATCTGGAACATCAGGATCTAGTGGATCTTCTGGAACATCAGGATCTAGTGGATCTTCTGGGTCATCTGGTTCAAGTGGATCATCAGGATCTTCCGGATCTAGTGGAACATCAGGTAATAATGGTTCATCAGGCACAAGTGGTTCATCCGGTAGCTCAGGATCAAGTGGATCTTCTGGAACAAGTGGATCTTCTGGATCTTCTGGATCAAGTGGATCAAGTGGATCTTCTGGATCAAGTGGATCTTCTGGAACAAGTGGATCTTCTGGATCTTCTGGATCAAGTGGAACAAGTGGTAATAATGGTTCATCCGGAACAAGTGGATCTTCTGGATCAAGTGGATCTTCTGGTTCATCAGGATCTTCCGGCTCAAGTGGAACATCTGGGTCTAGTGGTACTTCTGGATCATCTGGTTCTAGTGGTTCGTCTGGGTCTAGTGGAACAAGTGGGTCATCAGGATCTTCCGGATCTAGTGGAACATCTGGTTCATCAGGATCTTCCGGATCAAGTGGAACATCCGGTGCTAATGGTTCAAGTGGAACATCTGGATCAAGTGGAAGTTCAGGATCATCTGGATCTTCCGGTTCTGCTGGTTCAAGTGGTACATCAGGATCATCAGGGTCTAGTGGATCTGCTGGATCTTCCGGTTCAAGTGGAACATCTGGATCATCAGGATCTTCTGGATCAAGTGGTACATCCGGTGCTAATGGTTCAAGTGGAACGTCTGGATCAAGTGGTTCATCAGGATCATCAGGATCTGCTGGAACAAGTGGTGCTAATGGTTCATCTGGAACATCAGGATCTAGTGGATCTTCTGGAACATCAGGATCTAGTGGATCTTCTGGATCTTCTGGGTCATCTGGTTCATCTGGTTCTAGTGGAACATCTGGTACATCCGGATCTTCCGGTTCTAGTGGTTCATCAGGATCTAGTGGTACAAGTGGATCTTCTGGATCTAGTGGATCTTCAGGAACTTCCGGTAGTTCAGGATCTAGTGGTACAAGTGGATCATCGGGAACAAGTGGATCTTCAGGAACAAGTGGGTCTTCAGGATCTAGTGGGTCTTCAGGATCAAGTGGTACATCAGGGTCTTCAGGGTCAAGTGGTTCATCAGGATCTAGTGGATCTTCTGGATCGAGTGGTACATCAGGGTCTTCAGGGTCAAGTGGTTCATCAGGATCTAGTGGGTCTTCTGGATCTAGTGGTACAAGTGGTTCATCAGGATCTAGTGGGTCTTCTGGATCTAGTGGTACAAGTGGTACAAGTGGTTCATCAGGATCTAGTGGGTCTTCTGGATCTAGTGGTACATCAGGGTCTTCAGGATCTAGTGGGTCTTCTGGATCTAGTGGTACAAGTGGTAGTTCAGGTACATCAGGATCTTCAGGATCTAGTGGTACAAGTGGTAGTTCAGGATCTTCAGGATCGAGTGGATCTTCCGGATCTTCAGGAACAAGTGGATCATCAGGTAGTTCAGGATCTAGTGGGTCTTCAGGAACTTCTGGTTCTTCAGGAACTTCTGGTTCTTCTGGTTCTTCAGGATCTAGTGGATCTTCTGGATCTAGTGGTACATCAGGTAGTTCAGGATCTAGTGGATCTTCTGGATCTAGTGGTACATCAGGATCTTCTGGATCTAGTGGTACATCAGGATCTTCTGGATCTAGTGGTTCTTCAGGAACAAGTGGATCTTCAGGAACTTCCGGTTCATCAGGATCTAGTGGATCTTCTGGATCTAGTGGTACATCAGGATCTTCAGGATCTAGTGGTACGTCGGGATCTTCAGGATCTAGTGGATCTTCTGGATCTAGTGGTACATCAGGGTCATCTGGATCTAGTGGTACATCAGGATCTAGTGGTACATCAGGATCTAGTGGATCTTCTGGATCTAGTGGTACATCAGGGTCATCAGGATCTAGTGGATCATCAGGATCTTCCGGTTCTGCTGGAACATCTGGTTCTAGTGGAACATCTGGATCAAGTGGATCTTCTGGTTCTAGTGGAAGTTCAGGAACATCAGGATCTAGTGGAAGTTCAGGAACATCAGGGTCTAGTGGAACATCAGGATCTTCCGGTTCTGCTGGAACATCAGGAACATCCGGTACTAGAGGAACAAGTGGATCTTCCGGTACATCTGGATCTTCCGGTTCAAGTGGAACATCTGGTAATAATGGCTCATCTGGAACATCAGGTTCAAGTGGTTCATCAGGTTCAAGTGGAACATCAGGAACATCCGGTTCAAGTGGATCCTCTGGTTCATCAGGTTTAAGTGGAGTTAATGGTATTGATGGATCTTCCGGTACATCAGGTGCTAATGGTTCATCAGGAACATCTGGCTCTAGTGGTTCATCTGGTACTTCAGGGTCAAGTGGTTCTGCTGGAACATCGGGTACATCTGGATCTTCCGGATCAAGTGGATCATCAGGATCTTCCGGATCAAGTGGTTCTGCTGGATCTTCGGGAACAAGTGGATCATCAGGATCTTCCGGCTCTGCTGGATCTAGTGGTACATCTGGATCTTCTGGTTCTAGTGGTTCGTCCGGATCTAGTGGATCATCTGGTACATCTGGTGCTAATGGTTCATCAGGAACATCTGGATCTTCCGGTTCAAGTGGTTCAAGTGGTTCCTCTGGATCAAGTGGTTCCTCAGGAACATCCGGATCTAGTGGATCTTCTGGTTCTGCTGGTTCAAGTGGGTCTTCCGGTACTTCTGGAACATCCGGTACTTCTGGCACTAGAGGAACATCTGGATCGAGTGGAACATCTGGTTCTTCCGGATCATCTGGATCAAGTGGAAGTTCAGGTTCAAGTGGTACATCTGGTAATAATGGTTCATCCGGTACATCTGGATCTTCGGGTTCAGCTGGGTCTTCTGGTTCATCAGGATCTAGTGGATCTTCAGGAACATCTGGATCGAGTGGATCATCTGGATCAAGTGGAACATCCGGATCTTCGGGTTCATCTGGAACATCTGGGTCATCCGGTTCAAGTGGTACTTCTGGATCAAGTGGAACATCTGGATCTTCAGGTTCATCTGGATCTTCTGGGTCATCAGGATCTGCTGGAACAAGTGGTAATAATGGTTCATCCGGTACTTCTGGGTCAAGTGGATCTTCGGGTTCAGCTGGATCAAGTGGAACATCCGGTTCAAGTGGATCATCTGGTTCATCTGGATCTTCTGGAACAAGTGGTTCATCCGGTAGCTCAGGATCGAGTGGATCTTCTGGAACAAGTGGGTCTTCAGGATCTGCTGGAACAAGTGGTAATAATGGTTCATCTGGTACTTCTGGATCAAGTGGATCTTCTGGATCAAGTGGATCATCTGGTTCGTCTGGAACATCTGGATCTTCTGGAACAAGTGGTAATAATGGTTCATCTGGAACATCCGGATCTTCTGGTTCAAGTGGATCTTCTGGATCATCAGGAACAAGTGGATCTTCTGGAACAAGTGGTTCATCCGGTAGCTCAGGATCAAGTGGATCTTCTGGAACAAGTGGTTCATCCGGTAGCTCAGGATCAAGTGGATCTTCTGGGTCATCAGGATCTGCTGGAACAAGTGGTAATAATGGTTCATCTGGTACTTCTGGATCAAGTGGATCTAGTGGAACATCAGGTAATAATGGTTCAAGTGGAACATCTGGATCAAGTGGATCAAGTGGAACATCTGGATCAAGTGGAACAAGTGGTTCCTCCGGTAGCTCAGGATCAAGTGGAACATCAGGTAATAATGGTTCATCTGGAACATCTGGGTCTTCAGGTTCATCTGGTTCAAGTGGATCATCAGGATCTAGTGGAACATCAGGTAATAATGGTTCATCTGGTACATCCGGATCTTCTGGATCAAGTGGATCATCTGGGTCTAGTGGGTCATCTGGTACATCAGGATCTAGTGGTTCATCAGGATCTAGTGGAACAAGTGGTAATAATGGTTCAAGTGGTACATCTGGTTCTAGTGGATCTTCTGGGTCTAGTGGGTCATCTGGTACATCAGGATCTAGTGGTTCATCAGGATCTAGTGGAACAAGTGGTAATAATGGTTCAAGTGGATCATCCGGTTCTAGTGGATCTTCTGGTTCTAGTGGATCTTCTGGTTCAAGTGGATCTTCAGGTTCTAGTGGCACTTCTGGCACTTCTGGAACATCCGGTACTAGAGGAACAAGTGGATCATCCGGTTCTAGTGGATCAAGTGGATCTTCTGGAACAAGTGGTACAACACCAGCTAATCAAGTATCAGGAACAGGATCTTTACCATATTTAGCTTATTGGAGTTCACAGACTAATTTATTATCTACTAAACAACCAGCTACATTAGGATTCTATTTTGATAGTAGTTCTGGTAACAAATATGCGATAAACGGTAATACTGTTAGTACATCAACACTTTCTATATTTAATAGCAATCTTGGAGTTTATATAACACCTCCTACGACAGTTACCTTAGGAACGACATTATTTACACAAGTTGATGGTGTTTTACACAATCAATATGATATATCAGAGGGTTATATTCATTACTATTCTGGTGACTCATCTGATCCAAATACGAATTTATTCACATCACGAGTAGGTTCTGATCAGTGGTATGAGTTTGCTCCTGCTAACTATGGGGATATTACTAGTCTTAATAGTATGAAATTAAATATTAGTAAGTTTGGAGTTAGATTTGGAGCTTTTTCAGTTGGTGTTATAGCTAGTTCGGATATTCACGTTGGTTATAACAGCGAAAAAACAGGAACATTGGGATTTGATGGTCTGACCTCAGGTAAAGTTACGGTCACGGTTAATGACGTATCCGGTACTTGGACTATGACATTACCAGACACAGCTGGATCTTCTGGTCAATTCTTACAAACAGATGGTACCGGTATTACAACTTGGGCAACTGCTGGTGGCGGAGGTGGATTAACTGGTTCTGGTACGACAAACTACTTCCCAAGATGGACTGGAGTTTCTTCTTTATCATCTACTTCATCAATTTATCAAGGAACTGAAAAAGTTGGTTTAATCGCAATGACATCACCAGCGGCTGAGTTACATATTGATAGAGGTACTGGTAATTCATCTTTCATTAAGTTCACTACCGGAACTACTACTGGTCAAACTTCAACAGATGGTTTTGATATTGGTATTCAAGGAACAGGTATAGCAGAGATTAATCAAAGAGAAAACAATGACCTTGTAATCTACACAAATAACACAGAAAGAGTTAGAATATCTGGTTCTACTGGTTCATTTGAGTTTGGTGGTTCTGGTGTTGCTTCAAGAATAAATGAATTCTCATTTGCTCCTTGGCAGTTCCAAGCAGGTACTCAAGGTACTGCTGAATACTCAAGAGTTATTTCTGGTACACAAACAAGTAACGGAACTTTAACAGAAATATACACAACAGGTAACTTAAATACAAACGCTAGAATTAGTATTCCAACTGGTAAGATTATTGGATTTAACTGTGATATTGTTGCTTATAATATCACATCTGGTTCTTCTTCCTATGTTAGACGAAGAGGTTTAATTAGAAACTTAGCTGGTACTACAGCTTTGATAGGTAGTATAACTACTGAAACAATACATTCTAATTTTGCGGCTGGATCTTCTGCATCGGTAAGTGCAGATAACACTAATGATGCCTTAGCTATTTTCGTTACCGGTGTTACTGGTCAAACTGTTAGATGGATGGTAACCACAGAACTATATGAATTAGGATTCACATAAAATTAATTATTTAATATGCCTTATATTGTAGAAAATTCAGACGGTATTTTTTTTGAGAGTGATATTTACATTACTCCTACTACTTTTAATTTTGGAACATCAAGTGATGTTGCTACTTCTTTAACATGTAGTGTTTATATCGAAAGAGGTGGATTCTCTGTTGCTTCGAGTGTAAATAATAGTGGTTATTTATATGTGAATTCTAATTTTCATATTAATAGTGCTGTTGACTTTCCAATTCAATTGCTAACAACTGTAAGTGGTGGAGTTTCTCTTGTTACTAAACCATCCGATCATATAATAATTGCTAGCTTCTCAAATACTAATAATAATGATATTTGGTTGGGTACATCTTCTAGAATTGAAGGTAAAGAATTAATTATAAGAAGAGTGGATGGATCTACCGCAACCGTTAACATTAAATCATCACAAACTGATATAGATGATGGTAATGTTTTAACTGGTATGGTATCTCAATTAACACTAAGTAATGTTGGTTATTATAGATTTGTTAGAATAGGTGGTTACTGGACTGTAATGACATGGGCTTAAAATTTTTATAAATAGACTATGAAGTATTTATTAAGAGAATTAAATTCTGGTACCTTTTCTACATTAAATTTGAATACTGGGGTTTGGTCTGCAACTGCTAGTGGAGATATGTCTGGTGATGGATTGAATATACCTTTATTCTCATTTAAAGGAACCAATTATAGAATACCAGGTTTATATATTGGTGGTACTGTTAGTTGTGGAAATTTATATGCTAATGGTCCTTGGGCAGTATCTGGATCTATTATGTATAACTCTAATAGAAATAATACAACTACTATAACACGAGGAACTAATTATCAGATAACTGATATTTTCACAAATCAGACAGTTCTTCTACCAGCAAGTCCTAAAATTGGTGATTATGTTTGGTATGAGAATCATAATTCATCAGGTGGTCGATTTGTTGTTACCCTTAGTGGTAATGGAATAAATATTAGATCTTCTACTAATAGTATAGCCGCAACTATTTTACAATTTGGACTTTTTCATTATGATGGTACTTACTGGAATCATTTATATGAACCTTAAAAATATAATTAAATATGGACTTTTATAACGAAGATTATCTAAAATTTAATAGCCTTTATATATCATCTGATGGTACGAGTGCTGGTATAGGAACATATTCTAACTCTTTGGGTTTTATTTGTGGTTCTGTATCTGTTGGTCTGACAACATCTACTGGTGGAGGTGCTTCTGCTTCTTTTGTGTACGCTCCAAGAACAATCTCTATGTCTGGTAACACTACCTATAATCCTGGTACTAATTCTATTTGTTATATTAATAAAACAAACACATCTAACTTACTTCTAACAATAGCAACTCCATCAAATGATGGAATTTACTTAATTTTAAGAGTTATTTCTACTGCTTCTGGTACAGTTACTATTCAACCTTCTTCTACACAAACAAATATACTAGAAAGGGGATTCTCATCTAGTAATGCTACCGCTTCCGTTAGATTAAACGGTACATCTGCTCCTACTTCAATAAAAATGGTTTATTATTCTAAAACATGGTATGCGATATGATATCTAAAGATGATAATTTAACAATTTATGATGATAAAATACTAACAGATATTGGATTTGAGGTTATGATGGATTGGGAAATTCCTATAATGAAATTAATGTCTAAAGAAGTTTGTAAATTTGGAGGTGATATATTAGAAGTTGGTTTTGGTATGGGTATTTCAGCAAATGAGATACAAAAACATCAAATAAAATCACATACTATAATAGAAATAAATTCAGGTATTTATGATAAAGCTAGAGAGTGGGGTTTAGACAAAGAAAATATTAATATAATAAATGATGATTTCTTAAACTATCTAAGGTATACTACTGATAAGTTTGATGGTATATTTTTCGATCCTTATCCATCTGAAATACTTGGAGTCGGAGAAGATAATTTTATTTATGGTAAATTATTTTTTGACGGAATAAAAAAATTATGTAAAGATAATTGTAGAATTATTCCTTTTCTACCAGCTTGTAGTAAAAATTTAGACTACTTAGTTGATTATGTTCCTTTAAAAAGTATAGAAAGTTATTTAGTTGAATTAGATAATTCCGTAAAAACTCAATATTTTTCAGGAGATAAGGCAAACGTTTTTGTTTTTAATATATAATTTATGGACTACTCAAAAGATTTAGAAATAAATGGTGAAATCTATAATTATAGATTTGTAATAGAAGGTAACAGCGAATATGAAACTGTTATAATAACTAAAGATGGTTTGCCTTGTGGTAGTTGGCCTGAAATAAATTATGATGATTTAGGATTAGTTTGTCAAGATATAATGGATTATATTAAGTTAGAAAGACTATCTAAATTTTGTGTAATTTCTGAAAATATTGATCTTTTTAACATATACAAAGATTATGGTGTGCAACTTTTAGAATTTTATACTACTCGAGAAAGAGAGGTATTAGCACCTATTCGTCATTATGCATGTTTCTATGATATAATTTAGGTTTGATTAATTAATATATACTCTATGGAAATCAGAAAATATTTTGAATTTGTTAAAAGTGATTTTGATGCTATAAAATCATTCTACATAAAAGATGAGTTATCTCAAAAAGTTTGGGATGATTTTAAATTAAAAGATGAAATAAAAGAACAATTAATTACAATTGGTCAAGACTTTTTTGAGAAGATAGAAATTGAAGTTGATGTTAAAGATATAGTATTTTGTGGATCTCTTTGTAATTATAATTGGTCTGAAAATTATTCAGACTTTGACTTACATATTATCATAGACTTTAATGATGTTAATGAAGACTATGAATTAGTTGAAAAGTTATGTGATTATGCTAAAAAAATGTGGAACTCACAACATGATATTAAAATAAAAGGATATGATGTTGAAATCGCTATACAAGATGAGAATGATTTAAGTGAAACTTTAAAAACAACAAGAATGGGTGGTGTTTATTCTTTATTAAATAATAAATGGATAAAAAAACCTACTAAAGTTGAATTTGAACCAGATGAGAATCTAATTAAAGAAAAGTCTAAAACTTTAATGATGAAAATAGATGATATTGAGGAATCCGATAATATAGATTATGATGATTTAAAAGAAAAAACTGATTCTGTTTGGAAAAAAATAAAAGATTTTAGAAAATCTGGTTTAGAAAGTGAGAGTGGTGAATTCTCTATCGGTAATTTAGTATTTAAATTACTTAGAAGAAATGGATACATCTCTAAAATTATGGAAATTAAAAAAGATTCATACGATAAACAATTTAAATAAAATGATAAAGATATCTGAAATAGAAGAAATATTTAATGAAGTATTTGATGAGGAAAAAGGGATGGTAAACTCAGTTGAGACAGTTTATGAGAAGCCTGATGAAGAATCAGATTTTCTAAAATTGATAATATCTATACACGGATTAGCAACAGAAGATGTTTCTATTATACATACAAAGTTTATATTTAAATGTGATTTAGGAAAAAGAAATATTATAGACAAATCATTTATTTATCTTTTTGATATCAACTGTGTTTATCACAAAATGGAATTTAGAAATATTTTAGATTTAAAGACTAAAATAGAAGACATTATTGACTCTAATAATTTTGGATCTGATTTGCAAATCCTTTCAGATTTTATTGAAGCTCCAGCAATGTTCTTAAATTATTATATGCGTAGAGCAAAAATCACAGATTATTCAATTTTTGATGTTGAATATACGCCTAAGTTTAAAACAACACCTTGTGATAAAACCACTTTTGATTTTAAATTTAACATCAATAATAACTATGATATGGAATTATCTATTTCTAAGGTAGATAGAGCGAGTGATGCTGAGGATAATATAGATACATATAAATTTCAATTCCGTTTTATGGATGAAATACAAACTGTTGAAACAGATACTCTTAAAAACTTTCACTATTTTATAGGTAGTAATATCGCAAAAATATTAGATAGAAAATTAAAGAATAAATAATGAAACATCTAACTAAGTTCATTAATTACTTAAATGAGTCTGTCGAAGATATAACTGATTTAACTAAAGAAGAGTTAGATGAGTTACTCATTCCTATTACAGATTTAGGTATTGAGTATTCCTTAACTGATTCCAGAACTATAACATCTGGTGATTTTTCTGGTTTTAAAACAATGAATATAAATTTTAGGCATTATTTCCAATTAGGAGAAGCCGGTGGTTATACTGAGCAAATAATAGATACAAAATTTTGGGATTTTTTAGAAGAACTCATATCTCTAAAAAATCGTTTAGAAAGTGTAAGAGTTTCGATTAATACTAACTGGAGACATAATATAGTTGTTACTTTTATACAAAAGACCAAGGTTGAAGGTGACCTATTTTTAGTTCAACAACTTTATAATGAGATGAATAAAAGAACAAATGTTTCTAAAAGTGATTTTACAAATAACATGACTAAGAAGTTAGACAAAGAAAATTTAATAATCACTGTTAACTGTAATGGTAGTTTGGAATCAGCTTCATACACAGATAGAAAATGGAATGGTCTTTTCAGAGGTATAGACTTTTCTAAATTCAATGTTGAAAAGGAAATTACTGAAGATAGATTTGGTAGTAAATCAGCCGTTGTTACAATTAATTTAAAAAGTAATCTGTAAAAAATCCACACAACTTTTTTTGTTTTATTGTATATTATATATACATTTGTAAAAATAATTAACACTTGGGGATGTCTTAGAATTGATTTGCGGACTGGTGGTAATTATGCAGGTACCGGGTGGTTAAATGACCGGTTAATAAATTAGGTAACAAATTTGTAAACGGCAACGTTAATGAAGTAGGAACTCGTGAAGATTTAGTAGCGACTCTACAAAACAACATGCTCTTGGTAGAAGAGCCTTCTATGGTCTAACCGACTATTAGATGTATCAAAAATTCTCCAGCCTGAATCACACAGGACTATCAAATGTGAGACAGTTTTTTGTTACTAATTAGAGTCTTTCAAAAAAAGTAAATACTTTGTAAGTTTAGAGAAACTTTCTAAGCCTGTGAATGAGTAGTTATTAACAACTGAAAAAGACACCGGGGGCAGTACCCGGTCATCTCCACAAACAAAACCCACTCTAAGAGTGGGTTTTCTATTTTTAAACAATTCATAATATTTAGATATAAGAACTATGATAACCAAATTTCAAGGAAGATGGCATTTCCTATCTAACTTTTATCCATGTGAGATTGAACATAAAGGAATTAAATATCCTTCTGTTGAACACTACTATGTTGCTATGAAAGTAACCGAGATTCAACTATTTGACGGTGTTCATTATACAGCTGGTGATTTTAGAGAGTTAATATCTAAAGTTAAGTTACCAGGTGATGTAAAAAAAATTGGACAAAGAGTTAAAATAAGAAAAGATTGGGATGATAAGAAACTTCAATTTATGGAATGGGGTGTTAGAGAGAAATTTAAGGATCCTAAAATCGCTGATTTGATGTTACTTACTGGAGTTCAGGATATGATTGAGACTAATTGGTGGCATGATAATTTCTGGGGTTCTTGCTCTTGTCCTAAATGTGGTGATAGTGGTCAGAATAATTTAGGTAAGATTTTAATGACTATAAGGTCCGAGATAAGACAAAATGTAAAACCACTGGAAGAACAAATTAAAAGTAAATAATTTCGATAGTAAATTCAATTACTTCGGAGGGAAACTATATATTTTTATATATAGTATATGAGAAAATTAAAAGACCTTTCTGATTCTGAAAAATTAGAAATTATAAATCAAAGAAAAATAGGAATAACAGAAAAAGAAATATCAAAAAAATTTGATATTTCTCTGAGACAATATTATAACTTATTAAAGTTAAATAATATTGAACAAAAATCTAAAGTTGTTAGATATAAATTCAATGAAGATTATTTTGAAACTATCGACACTGAAGATAAAGCTTACTTTTTAGGATTTATTGTTGCTGATGGTAATATTAGTGATAAGACAAATACTATTAAGATAATACAAAAAGAAACGGATATACTATATGAATTTAAGAGGCATATTAATTCGGATGGTATTGTATTCACATCTAAGAATAGAGATATCTCAAGTTTTGGTATATCATCTGCTAAGACCAAAAATGATCTTGAAAAGTTAGGAATACATTCAAATAAAACAATGGTTGTTAAATATCCAATTATTCCTGATGATTTACAAAATCATTTCATGAGAGGTGTCTTTGATGGTGATGGATGTATTACATTGAGAACTGATAAAAGAGACAATCAACAAAGAGGTCAAGTAAACATATGTTCTGGTAGTCATGACTTTATAAAAGAATATTATGATAAATTGGTATTATTTGCTAACTTATCAGGTAAAAATAAAATTAGATGTCCTAAAGGAACATATCATGTAGTTGATTGGGGCGGTCTATCTGATGTTGAGAATATTTATAACTATTTATATAAAGATTCAAATATTTATCTTAAAAGAAAAAAAGAAACATTTGATAAAGTAATTAGTATAACCAGAAATAAAAATAAATATAGAAAATAATATGGCGTGTATTTCATATTTTGGTGGCAAGAGTTCATCAGTATTCCAAGAGTTTATTAACTCAAAGATTCCTAAGACAGGAATCAAAACATATTTAGAACCTTTCTCTGGTTCTATGGGAACGTATATGGATGATGATTCTCTTAAATTCGATACAGTCATCTACAATGATAAAAATCGTCACCAGGTGAACTTATATAAGTGTTGTTCAGAACCTGAAACATTTGTTAAATACTTAGAAAGACTAAAGGAAACTTTGTTGAAAACAGATGAAACTGATCCTCTAAAAAAGTGGGACTTCTATAAAGAGATTTACAAGAAATATCAAAAGAATGAATTTCTTGATAATATGGACTTTGAGATTGGTAACTTTGGAAAAGCTGCAATTTATGCTTTCTTAATCACATCTGCTCATAACTCAGTTTATCCTCGTGGTGCTGGTTTCAATGGTTATAAGAAAGATAAAGACCGTTTGAAGTTAGAAGTTCTTATTGATAAGTTGAAAAAGAACAAATATACAGCCAAGTTATCTACTATTACAGAGTTCAATAATATTGATTTTGAAGAACTAATTAATAAATATGACTCAGAAGATACTTACATCTATTTAGATCCACCATATGCTCGTTTTAACGAAGCTAAAGGTGAAGATGATGCTAAGAGATTATTCTGGTATGGTTCAGACACCGATGGTGTATTTGGACCAGCTTCTCATAGAAGATTATTAGAATTAATTAAGAAATCTAAATCTCGTTGGTCATTATCTTACTACTATTTTCCTTTATTAGAAGAATTATTACCTAGAGACCAATATATTTGGACCGAGAAAGAAGTATTTAGAAGTTCTGCTCAAGGCGGTAATAACTCTGATGTTAAGAAAGAACAAACTAAGGGAGTTGAATTATTGATTTTGAATTATGATCCAATTACTGGAAAAAAATTAAACATACAAGATGGACTATCCGCTACCGAGACAGAGATATAAACATTATAAAGGTGGTACTTATGAAGTAATCACTTTAGCTACTCATACAGAAAATGGTGAAAAGTTAGTAGTTTATAAATCTGTTAATTTCGGTTCTATTTATGTTAGACCATTAGATATTTGGAATTCAACTTCTGAAGATGGTCATAAAAGATTTCAATTAATATAAATGGCAATATCTTCTAATACCAGTGTATTTAATATAAATAACACATCAAGCTCAACCGCAATAAATGTTGATTCAGATGGTGTTACAGTTATCAGTAAGTTAGTCTTATTAGATGAAAAGACTGGTAGTAAGTGGCAAATTAAAATATCAGATGGTGAGTTGATAGCTGAGCCACTTGAATTAGAAGATAAAAGGGATTGGAAAATTAAAAAGATATTAAAATAAAAAATCTCAGAGAAATCTGAGATTTTTTTTTAGAATGGTGCTTCGTCATCATATAAACCTTCGTCATATAAGAAAGAAAAAACTATAGTAGGTTTTGACATCTTGTCTAATTTATCCCAAGTATCATACATTTCTACTTCTGAGTCATATTGAGCAAGTATATCTTTTTTAAGTTTATTTGCTACCTCAAAAACTTTGATAACTTCTTTAAGTTCCTCTCTTCTATTTAAAGTAACTGTTATTGTTATGTCCATTTTTATTGTTTCAACAATAACATTGTCAATTCCTGAGTTTCTGAACATTTTTCTAAGCATAGAGTTTAGATTTTCTACTTCATCGTCTTCGTTATATGATGAATCATCATCGTCATATGAAGTTGAGTCATCATCATAATCATAACCCCAATCATCAAAGTCGTCTTTTTTATTTTTGTCTAATTTATCATTCATCCAAGCGTCTTCATCTTCTCTATGTTTAGAATCATCATCATCATTATCCTCAAAGAATCTCCAATGTTCTAAGTATTTTTTAATTTTCATATTATTTTAATTCTATTTTAATAAATGTATCTACTAAAAGAGCATCAGACTCAATTTTATGTTTATTACATATTGTTTGTAGTATTGTTAAATTGTCATAGATAGTTTCTATGTCTGAGTCTTCTACATCAACTCTAACAAAAACTTTACCTAAATCTCCAACAATTTTTAATGGAAGACCATATATACCACTCTTGAAATCATCTATGGCTTTTTTGTTTTTTCTAAATACTTCTTGGTCAATTCCTACTTTTCTAGTTATAGGTAAACTGTTCCAATTAACTTTAATAGATGCTTCACATAATCTTTTTAGAAAAGATATGTTTTGTAACTCTCTACCTGTGTGTTCGTTTTCATAACCAACTGATATATTTGTACATTCTGCTATATCATCCATAAATGATGCTGAATCTGTGTAAATACCAGTTGTGTCTAGTGATAAGTTTAATCCACTTTTATTATATTCTTTACATAAAGCAGTTCCAAATTCATTAGAACAACATTGTCTTCCTAACTGATGTGTGATAACAGAAGTAGTTCTTCTTCTATCAAATGATACACATTTCTTTATATCTTTTAGATAATCAAATTTACCATAAGAACCGGCTAATGCATTTGATCCGATTCCACCCCTTTCTTCTCCTATGAAGAAGTAGTATAATCCTGGTATATTATGAGCCATCATATATAACATTACTGTTACTCCTGATTTATCATCAGCACCAAGTATTGTTGATCCGTCTGTATAAATTATCTCATCAGATCCTTGTTGCTTAGAGTATAAATTTGTTACTTTTTGTTCTCTATCAGCCGTGTCTAAGTGAGATGTAAACATCACTTTAGGTTGTTCTCCTATTATTTTGTAATAGTTTCCGAATTCGTCTTCTGTTAAAGGTGGTAAAAATTTAAGAACCTCTTTTTCGTGTCTACAATCTGAGAAGTGTGGGTATGTTTTCTGAACTAACGATAAGAATGTTGATCTTACATCTTTTGGATCATAAACAAATTCTTTTTTCTCAATTTTATTTACAGAAGCTGATGTTGGTGATTGTCCTTTACTTAAAGACGTATAATCATTCGCAAATTCTGAAATATCTGATTGTGTAAATAAATTCTTAAAATAGTATCTTATAAAGTTGCCTATTTTCATAGGTGTTACTTTACCATTAACTGTTATATTAAAGTGATAATCATTTTTAGAAACATCTACATCCGTTACTCTTAAACCATTAAAGTATTTACTTCCTGGTTCAGTCATATACATTAACTCAAATGCTAAATATGAATCATTATCTTCTAATTCCTTAAAAATTTTTAATATCTTTTCTGAGAATTTTATTTTTGGTAATTGATCACTCATTTTCTTATAATTTATTTATAGTTTTATATATTAAATTTAAATAATAACTTCTTCGGAATTGTTATAATCTACTTTTACTTGACCATCATTCATCCCAGGTTCTTTTTTCACAAATCTAGACTGACAATAAACAACAGTTACATCATTTTCTTTATTTGCTTTACTGTTTTTCTTTGCTAATTCAGCTGCGTATTTGATTACTTCTGGTGTTGGTAGATTCTCTCTTACTCTAATTACAACGTGACTTCCTGGAAATCCTTTTGCGTGCATCCAAATATCTTCTTTATCAGCTACATTAAATGTTAGGTAATCATTTGATTTAGCATCTCTACCAATAAATATTGTATATCCAAAGTATTCCTTTTTCTGAATACTTGGAAATTTATCCTTTTTTGATTCGTTAAAACTATTATATCTTTTAATCATATCTTATATATTAAATTATTTAAAACAATAAAACCCTCATATGAGGGTTTTATTGTTATTATTATTTTATAATTAAATACTAATAGGTTCTGTAGCAAATTCTCCGAATCCACAACTAAATGTTAAAGATAATGTTGTAACACCTCCATTCCAAGTTCCACTATATTCACTAGCAGAGAATGTAAACCCTAATGTTCCAAGTGTTGATGCTCCAGGTGCAGAAACTTTAGCATCATTGCCATTATAATACTTTCCTGTTTCAGATGGTGCTGTAAATATTAATGTATTTCCTGATACTGAAGATGTAACCCCAACCGGTACTGCACTTACGTTAGCATTTAATGTAGCTAATGCTGTTGATATACTTTGTGTAGAAGAGAATGTATATCCACCTGCCCCGAATACGTTTACTGGACCAGGCCATAAAGATATCTTAAGATTTGTTTTAGTTGTTCCACCAGATGCGGTTCCAGAGAACTCAAATTGAGCAGTTGCTGGTGTAAAGGTAGCTGTTGATGGTAATCCACTTGCAGTTGCTGCTTCAATGTTTGCAGAAAAAGTAAATGAACTATTATTATAATATCCATCAGACAAAGATATTGTTTGTGATGTTGTTAATCCACCGATGCTTAATGTAGATGCTCCTCTTAATCTAAGAGCTGTGATGTCTAATGTTAAAACATCATTTGTGCTGTTATAACTTACCGAGTTAATATTTACGTAGGGTCTTGACATATTTTTATTTCTTATTTTTAGTTATATATTTCTTTTTAAAACTCATTTTTTTCTTTTTTCTTTATTTACTAACCTTTATAGCAAAAAAAAAGACTCGTTTCCGAGTCTTTTTTCTTTTAAGATTATATATCTTAGTTAAGGAAGCCAGCAGCATCTTTAACTTTGATAGTCATAAACTGCTTTTGTGGGAACCAACCAACTTCAGCAACTGCGTATCTTGAACGTAACAACATTCTTGGTGCGAATGTAGCTTCAGAGATAACAGAGATTGACTGAGCCATTAAGTAAGGTACGAAAATGATACCTGGTTGGTCAGGATTGTTCTTTCTACCAAGAACGATTCTGTTGTCATTATATTTCATATATGGATCAACGTAGATAGAGATATCTCCGATTGAACCTACAGGGTATAATTGTCCAGATGCGTTCAATTTAGATCTAACTGGATTGATAGTGTAACCAGCGATGTCTTGAAGAGATGCAGCAAGACCTCCGTTAGTAATTACATACTGAGCTGGACCTACACGACCTTCAGTTGCGATGTAGTTAGAAGCGTGAGCAATCTTAGTGATAAGCTTACGTTGTACAGCGTGAGTAGTTTCACCACCGATACCACCACTTAAAGTAACGTAGTTAGTATCTAAGTCAAAGATAGTTTGACCAGTGATACCTGGAGAAGCAGCACCTGTGTAAAGAGGAGCAGCTGTTCTGTTAAGATCACCCATCTCGAAAATCTTAGCAACGATTTGTCTAGAGATTGTTTGAGAAAGTTCGTTAACAAGAATACTTTCCATTTTTTGTACGATATCCATACCAGTGTTAGCTTTGATATCTTCGATTTCAGTTCTTCTAAGAGCTGAAGATACTTCAACAGTACCAACTGCGATTGATTTAGAAGAGATTTTTGGTCCGATTACACCAGCATAACTGTTGTCATCAGCCTCACGACTCATTGGGTATTGACCATTGAATCCAGAACCAGCTTGAGTCCAGTTTGCAGAGAAACCTGGGATGTGGTCTTCAAGAGCTGATATTAATTCGATAGATGCGAATCCTGATCCAATTGCAACACCAGCGATAGAAGTGATTTGTGAAATCATTGACGTGTTAGCAGCGAATGTGTTTCTGTTTTGATCAAATCCCCACGTAGCTGGAGTTGGAGTAGTAGTATAAGGATTAGTTCCTGTGTGAGATGTGTTAGCTTGTCTGTAAGTCTTAAACATTGGGAAACCATCGATACGAGAGAATCCTAAGAATTCAACAACTTCTTGTTTAGATGCAGTTGCATTTAATGTAGTAGATACAGTGAATCCTAAGTTCAATACACCTGTAGTACCTATAGAGTAATAGTAAGGTCCGTTTTGTAAACCACCAGAAGACTGAAGAACAGTAGCACCGTTTCCAGTTAACATTGCCGTAGCAAGTGCAGATGCAGTAGCACCAGCGTTTAACTTGAATACTTGTGGTCTTTCGTCAGCGTTTCCTAAGTTAGAATCATCATAACGGAAATCTACGTAAAGTAAATCGATTTTTGGACCTGGAGTAGGTTTAACAGCTACTAAATCTAAACCGATTGTTTGAGCTGCTATTTTCATAGCTACTGGTAAAAGGTTTTGACCAACATCTCCTGAACCTAAAGTTCCTGAGTTTGATGACCAATTTGTTCCTAATGTGCTACCTGCTAATGAAGAAGGATTTGGTGCTGTAACAGCTCCCATACCTGAAACGTTAGAAGCGTTAACATATGCGTTTTCGTTGATTGAGTGAAATTCGGCATATTCAGCCATCCATTCAACTCTTTCACCTGTAACACCCATGTTTTCCAAAACTGGAGACCACTTCTTGATAGCTTTTGATTTGTCTATTCTAATGTGTGACATATTAAATTTTTATTTTTTTTTGTTATCTATATATAACCCTTGCCCTATCTGTATTTCGATATAGTGGATTTTTTATAGATTAAATGTTTCTGAATCTTTCTAAGATAGATTGAGCTTCTTTATCTGAAAGTTTATCCTCTTGGATTAAAGCTTCATGAGAAACCAATTTCTTAGTAACTGATTCATTTTTCTTCAGATTTCTTGTTGACCAAAAATGTTCAACTTGAGATTCTGTCATTAAAACTTCTTCAGGGTAAAGTCTAGCTTGTGATAAGATAGATTTTTTACCAGATTCAGTTAAATTTTCCCAGACTGGCTTAACGTTTTCGGGCATCAATCTGATTACTCTTTCTTCAAGAGTTTCGTTTTTAGTTGATAGTGCTTCAGAGATTAGACTTAATACATCCTTAGATGTGAAATAACTTCTTTCGTTTATGTGAAGTTTAACAGTTTCCTGTTCGTCGTCTGATAGTGCATAAAAACTATCTACTTGTGACTTGTTTAAGAACTTTAAGAAGTTCAAGTCGGTTGTTTCAGAAACTTTACGTTTTTTAGCTTCTTCAATAAGTTTATTAATTGATTCGGATAATTCAGAATCTTCGTGTCCACCAACTTCATAGTTATGTGAATGAACTTCTTCTTCATTTTCTTCATTTTCATCTTTGTGTGAATGAACGTGTGATGGATTTACTTCAGTAACTCCATTGTATTCATTTTCTTCTTCATTTTCTTCGTGAGACTCTTGGTTATAAGCTTCTTCATCATTCTCTTCGTTTTCATCTTCAACATTTTCAAATCCTGCTGCTGATAAAGAAGGGAATGCATCTTCTGTTGATTCGTTTAATTTACCACCATTTAATTTTTCAACAATCATTCCTTGGTAGTTAATTGATTTGTCAAGATTTTCAGCGATATACTCAGAGTAAGCAATATTATCATCTAAGTGTTCAGCGATGTATTCAGCGTAAGCGATGTTTCCTTCAACGTGCTCAGCTAAGTATTCAGAATAAGCAATTGAGTTATCAACGTGCTCAGCTAAGTATTCAGAATAACCAATGTTCTTATCTAAGTTTTCAGCGATGTATTCAGAATAAGCGATATTCTTATCTAAATTCTCAGCTAAATACTCAGAGTATTCAATGTTTTTATCTAAATTTTCAGCTAAGTATTCAGAGTAAGAAATGTTTTTATCTAAATTTTCAGCGATATACTCAGAATAGTTAATGTTCTTATCTAAGTTTTCAGCTAAATACTCAGAGTATTCAATGTTCTTATCTAAGTTTTCAGCTACATACTCAGAATAGTTAATAGCTTTCTCAAGATTTTCAGCTAAATAATCATTGTGTTTAACTAATTTCTCAGTAGTTGTTCTAAGAGTTTTATTTTCATTTACTATTATCTGAACTTTTTCAGCTAAATAGTCAAGATATTTAACAACTTGAGAATTAGAGCTATTTAGCTCTTCATAATACTCTAAAAGTTGTTCTAGTTTCTTAGGAGTTAAGTTACCCTTAGAAATTGCCGATTTGACTTCTTTCTTAGTAGTAGCAAGTTCATTTACTAAATACTTAGAATAATCAGTCAACTGTTTTTTTGTAACAAAGTCGTTTGTGTTCATGTTGAATAATTCATTTATTTTTGACTCATCGGACATTTCATATATCCTAAAGTTAGATTTTGGGTCGTTGTAACCTAATGACTCGTTTAATACTTTAACACTCATTTTTGCAGATGCAAATCCTGGGTCAGCAACGATGTCATATGTGAATAATTTTTTAAGTGAAACAGAACCATCAGACTCTGTGATACCCGCTGCTCTTGAAGATACAAACACAGGACATCCGTCATCAACTAATGCCTTTGCTTCTTTTCCCCAATAAGTACTAAGTAATTGGATTTCACCAGAAACAATATTCTGTTCTTTGATGTATTCGGCTTTTTTGATTATGTGAGAAGCTCTCGCCAAAGAGGTGTCAAAAACATCTGGGTGGTCGAACTCACCATAAACAGCACCTAAGCTGCTCATTCTTTCATTTAACTCATTCAAAGCTGGTAAGAATTTATCTGCAGTGTAAATACGTTCATTACGATTTTTTACGCCAAATTCTGTGAACGTACCACCTAATACATATTTTCCATTTGTAGAGGAATTTTCTCTTATCAGTGAATTAGTTGAGTTTTCTACTATTAAAACTGGTTTCATTTAAAATAATTATTTTTTAAAGTTCAGAGTATATATAAATCACTATTTATTCAAAAAAAACATAGGTGGATTTTTTATGGACACTCTAATATCTTTTTAATAAAAGGGTAATTTAATTACCAGAGGAAGACAAACAGTTTTAATAAATACCTTAAAATTTTCTGGTTTTTTATGATCCTTACAAGAGAAATAAATATTAAGATTACTGAGTCTAATTATCAGTATTATGAGGATATGGGATATGATGTATCTATTGGTGAATTTATAACAATACCAATAGAATTAATTTCTAAAGGGTCTCATCACAAAATAACTTGCAAATGCGATAAGTGTGATGTTGAAAAAGAAGTTATTTATAAAAATTATATTAAATACGATAATAATTGGGGAGAATATTTTTGTAGAAAGTGTTCAGAGTATAAAAGAAAGAAAACTTTACAGGAAAACTTTGGTGTAGATTATCCTATTCAGAATAAAAAGGTGATGACAAAGATGAAAAAAACACTACTTAACAAATACGGTGTTGATAATATATCAAAGAAAACTAAACAAATTGATAATTCTCAATAAGAGTCATGTATGATTCAATTTATAGAAGGAGAATTCTATACTGGACAGATAGAATTCTCAAAAAATGGAAATGCTTCCATTAATATCGACAACAAACAAGTTTTTATATACAAAAAAAATACACTTAACTCATTACATTTAGATACTGTTAGAGTTCAACTATTCAATGGTGAAAGAAAGATCGAGGCAAAAGTTGTAGAAGTTATATCAAGATTTAAAACTCAATTTGTTGGTCGAGTCCAAATAGGAAAAAAAACAACATTTGTTGTTCCTGATAATCCCAAAATTTATACTGACTTTTATATAAAAGGTGGCTTAGTTGCAAAAGATGGTCAGAAAGTGGTCGTTGAACTAACTAAGTGGGAAGAAACTAAATCCCCTCGTGGAAAAATTGTTAAAATATTAGGAGATTCTGGTGATAATAACACCGAGATGAATTCTATTATGATAGAATATGGTTTACCTGTTGAATTTCCACAAGAAGTTATCAATGAGTCTGAATTAATATCTGAGGTTATATTTCCAAAAGAAATAGAATCTAGAAAAGATATGAGAGATGTGGTAACATTTACTATTGATCCAGTTGATGCTCGAGACTTCGATGATGCTCTTTCCGTTAAAATAATATCTAATAATAAATTTGAGATAGGAGTTCATATTGCTGACGTTGGTCACTATGTTAAACCAGGTACTAAATTAGATGATGAGGCTTTTAAGAGAGCCACTTCTGTTTATCTTGTTGATAGATGTGTTCCGATGTTACCAGAAAGATTAAGTAATGGAATATGTTCATTGAAACCTAATGAAGATAGATTAGCTTTTTCTGTTGTATTGACTATTGATTCTGATGGTAAGATATTAGATAAGTGGTTTGGTAAAACAGTAATACATTCTGATAGAAGATTTGCTTATGAAGATGCTCAAGAAATAATAGAAGGAGCTGATGGTGATTATTCTAAAGAAGTTAGATTATTAAATACATTAGCTCAGAAAATTAGAAAAAAGAGAATTATGGATGGTTCGATTGAGATGGGTGGTATTGAAGTTAGATTTAAATTAGCAGATGATAATAAAAAACCAATAGGTGTTTATTTTAAACATCAAAAAGAGTCTAATAAACTTATTGAAGAGTTTATGCTATTGGCTAATAAATATGTTGCTAAATTATTAAATGATTCTCAATGGCATAATGTTTATAGAATTCATGATACTCCTAATATGGATAAACTACAACAACTAGTTAGTGTTTGTAATAACTTCGGGCATGATGTAAAAATAGAAGGAGAAGGAGATGAGTTGAAGAAATCAATTAATCAACTTTTATTGGATATTAAAGATACTCCTGAAGAAAATATGATAGAAACATTGGTGACAAGATGTATGTCTAAAGCCAAATATACTACAAAAAATATTGGACACTATGGGTTAGGGTTTACTCACTATTCACATTTTACTTCTCCTATTAGAAGATATCCTGATTTAATTACTCATAGAATATTATTTGATTATCTAAGTAAAAAGAATCAAGGAAATCCACAAAAAGTTGAAGAACAGGCTCAATGGTGTTCTGCTAGAGAACTTATTGCTGCGAAAGCTCAAAGAGATTCAATTAAATATAAACAAGCTGAGTATTTAATTGATAAATTGGGTAATGTATTTGATGGTATCATTTCTGGTGTTACTGATTGGGGAATCTATGTAGAACTAGTTGAAAGTAAGTGTGAGGGTATGATTAGATTTCAGTCTATTGGTAAAGTTAAAGTTGATTTAGAACATTATACTGTTACTGATGAGATTGGTAATAAAATTCGATTAGGTGATCCAATTAAAATTGTTGTTAAGTCGGTAGATTTGGAGAAAAAACAAGTTGACTTTACTATTTTCTAATGGAAAAGACATTCGAGATAGAATTATTTAATAGTAAGATAGATGACTATGAGGATATTCTATCAAGATTTTCAAATTGGAAAGAAAATAAAAGAGAAATAAATCTTACTCAATTACTAGAGGATGGTAAGAAAATTGAATTTCAAGTCGAGATTCCAAATAACCATAGTGTTTTATATGTTAGTGCTTCTGATGATTTTGATGTTGCTATTACAAGTCTTGTGAATGTGTGTTCGGTGATACAAAAGATGACGTTTGTAATCCAAAACAACAAAGTTCTTAAATTAAATGTTGAAATAAAGTTATTGACAACTAAATGGGGAAAAATAATATCAAACCTATTAGAATCAGGTATAGATTTAAAACTTCATCAACATAAAAATATAGAAGAAAAAATAGATAATTTTTATTTTCAATTTCCTAAACAAGTAGCATGAATTTCATAAATGTAAAAACAAAATCTACTCAGAGTGAAATCAATGAGATTTTATTTACTATGTCTGTGTCTGATGTAAAAAGGATAGAAAATTTATACTCAAGTTTTGATTTTGTTGAATACACAGATGATAATGATTTAGAATGTATGTTTTGTGTTATTGATGATTATCATCTATCTAAATTATCTGAATGTTATAAAGGATTTTCTATAAATTTTGAGTTTGTTGATTTAACTAAAGAAGTATTCTATGATATTCCTTTTAGAATTACTTATAAGAATCAATTTAAAAAGCCTATTGTATCAAGAGTAATAAACTTAATTAGTGAATTTAAATTCAATTATACTGATATTGATATAGTTCTTGATAAGATAAACGAAAGAGGTATAGATTCACTAACTGATTTTGATAAAAATGTCTTAGAGAGTTTTTAGAACTCAAATTCTCCTCCGCCTTCTGCTTCTCCACCGCCTTCTGCTGGTGGTGTTTCTGCTGGTGCTTCCCCACCCTCTGCTGGTGCTTCTCCACCTTCTGCTGGTACTTCTCCACCTTCTGCTGGTACTTCTCCACCTTCTGCTGGTGCTCCTCCTTCTGCGGTAGCTGCGGCAGCTATATTCGATGCGTCTTTTGTCCAGTATTTTTGATTTTCGGCTTTATCTTCAGGTGTCAATTTAAATATCTTATCCATAATCCATTCAATATGGAAGTAAGGTTTCTCTCCGTTCATTACACCAAGTAAAGTTCCTACGATTTCAGATTTCTTTGTTAGATTGTTTAATTTCTTCCACTCCTCGAATACCTGATTTGTGTAGAATTCTACATCAATTTGATTCATAAGCATCTCATCATCCTTCAGTTCAGGAAATTCAATTAACAGTTGAAGTCTAATTGGTTTAACAATTATTTCTTTAAAATTGGCTCTTAATCTACTAACAAAGTTGTGAAATTTAATCTCATCTCTTGTCATCTCAGCTGCGTCTGTTATAAGATTACCACCACCGTTATCACCTTCAAATCTACTTATTGGAATTTTAGATGCTCTTTTAAGAGCTTTATAAAACCAAGATAACATAGTTTCATCATTTAAGTCGTGTCCTTGTGGAGATACTAATTCCATATTAGGTGTACCACCGTCTCCTTCTGGAAACCAAATTTGTTTGTTATATGGTAAGTGTTTAGCTCCGTTAATTTGTAAAGTACCTAAAGACTCATCCCATTCTACTTCTTCTGAATAATCGTGTATTAGTTGACCAATTTGTTCTTCAGCTCTTTGTCTTGATAAACCTTTAATTGGAATAGTAAATTTCTGATAAACAGTTGCGTTTATGATGTTAAACATAATTCTTGTTTGTTCAAGAATTTTTAATTGGTTATAAGGTTTTATTAGTCCCTCTACATAAGATGTCTCAGAATAGTCATTCTGAGTTGAATATGAAATATAAACAATTTGTGAATCTAAAAATATTCTTCTTAATTGAGGATCCTCAGGAAATTGAATCCAAAGATGTCCTATCGCTGGTTCATAAGCTGGAACTAAAGTCTCAGGTCTTAATCTGTTAAATCCGATTATATTTTTCTTTTTATCATCATAGATTATCTCTATTGCTAAATAACCATCAATTAAAAAGTCTCTCATCATTGACCAAGCGGTAATGTTATCTGAGAATCCGTATTTGTTGTATATTTTCTCGAAGTATTCTTGGTATTTATCCTTTATTTCTTGAGAATAGTCTGATGATAATGCTTTTGGTGAACAAAAGTCTCTATCATCGTTGTAAACAATTGATTCATCAGTTAGTGTTGATACGAAGTCTCTAATCTCATCTTTAATGGAATATTCTCTTAGGATTCTTCTTTTATCAGCATATGATTTATCAAGGTAGGGAATTGATTTTCTGTTTAATACGGATGATACTGCTCTTTGTGAAAAGAAATCGTACATACTATTTCCTTTCGATGCGTAAGGATCTTCATTTATACCAATACCTACTTGATTTCTGATGATCATATCATCATAATTCATTCCATAATTAGAAAGAGTTCTTAGAATTCTACTAAAAAGACCTCTATTCTCTATGGCTGAATTCATAGTAAGACTAGAATTCATTCCGGATTCGTTGTATGTTGCCATTTATTAACTAAGGTATAAATTTAGATTATATATTAAATTTTAAATGTCTCTCCAAACTATCTACCATATTTGATTTGACTGTTTCTTATTCTTTTAATGTGGTTTGATAAAACATTATATTTGTCTGTTAATTCTTTATTTACATCATACCATTCACTTATATTACTTATCATAAGCTCTTTATGTCTCTCTTCTTTTGTAGAGATTTTAGCTTGCCATATAGTAATTAGTTTTTTCGGATCATAAACATTTTTAGGATGTTGTGAATATAGAAATCTTGGTAATATCTCTAAGTTTATTTTATGAACTAAAGCTATTTGTATTGAATTGAACTCCATGAGAGCATACTCAAATCCTAGTCCTTTTAATTCGTTATACATTCCCTCATAGGAAACTTTAAGAGGTGTGTCTTTTTCTATATCTTCATCTCTTATGTACTTATCAAAAATAGCAACTCTGATTTCAAGTGGTATAAAGTTGAAGTTTACGCAGTATAGTACTATTTTATTGGAGAATTTTTTACTCGACGCTACAAAAACTGGAGACCATTTCATCCAATTTGAGTCATCTTTGTAGTGTAGAAAGTAAAAATTACCTTCTTTAATATTTTTTACTGGCATATTTTTTACCAAATCATCACTTTGTTGATATTTCTCATAAAGAAAAAGAGAGTTATTTCTAAAATTATCTTCTATCCCATTACCATGTACTAATAGACTTAGTTTTACTCTTTCGTATAAATCACCCATATGTTGGAAGTATTTTATTTATATATAAAAATAAAAGCAATGCTTAATTCTAAACCAAATAACTCTAATTATAATCAAGGAAACTACATACCAAAGTTTAAAGATAAAGTCATTAAACTAAACACACAAGGTGGTGTTTATTTTAGAAGTTCTTGGGAGAAAAAGATTATGACTTGGTTAGATAATAATTCAAAGATTACCAAATGGGGAGCTGAGTGCATGAGAATACCTTATCAAATGACACATTTTGAGAATGGAGATTCAAAAGTTAAAGAACATTGTTACTATCCTGATTTTTACTATGAGATGAGATTAGAGGATGATAGACTTAAACAGGTTGTTATTGAGGTGAAACCTATGAAAGAGTATAAAATGGTACAAGACTTAAATGAAGGTAGATTGACAGTTCCTGATAAAGGATTAAAAAAACTTAAAAACTTTGAGTATGATTTAAAGATGGCCTATAAAAATAAAAATAAATGGGAGACAATGATAAATTGGTGTAATAAAAAGGGATATGAGTTTATCATTATTACTGAGCTTCACTTAAAGAAATTTAGTGTCTAAATATTTCTATAAAAATTTGAATCATTAATATTATATAGAATGGTGGTGTTAATCTAAACCAAATAGAAGCTAACTTTTTATTTATATGGTATATTGGAATTCTTATCAAAACTATTCCTAACATAATTAGGAATGTATATTTCATTGGTGTGAATAAACCAACTACTAACCACATCCAGAAAAGAACTTTTGTGATATAATAAACTAAATCTACTTTTGAGTTTCTATCTCTTTCTGTAAATCTTTTATCCAATCTTTCGTAATTCAGTAAATAATAAATATTACTCCATACGAATAATAGTGATAGTGTGTATATTATGATGTTAATCATTTTCTGTAATAATTTCATTCATATTCACTAAGTTATTTAATTCATATTCTTCTAATATAATGGTTTTTTTATCCAAAAGTATATTAAAGATAGAATCATTTATAAAAGCCTCTACTTCACTCCCCGATATTCTTTCGTATCTGTTAGGAATTTGATTTGAGTCTCTACCAGCATATATTCTATTAACATACTCATTTCTTTCTTTAGTATCTATGTGTAATGTTCCTCCAATCGGTAAAATATTATTATCAATACTTGACTCTTCCCAGATTTGTAAAATAGCTTTATTCATAGTGAAAAAATTTACTAAATATATGGTTGGTGATAAACAAAGTTTACTTTATTTAATAAAATAAAAAAAACGATATATGAAAATTAAATTAGAGTACATTTGGTTAGATGGGTCTGAGCCCCAACAACTCAGGAGTAAAACTAAAATTGTTGATAATGTGGATTCAATGACACCATCTGACTATTCTGTTTGGTCATTTGATGGAAGTTCAACATTACAAGCAAAAGCCGGAAAAGGTGAAAACACTGACTGTTTATTGAAACCTGTATTTGTGACATATGATCCATTTAGAAAAGGTCCAAACAAATTAGTTTTTTGTTCTGTATTGAATCCGGACGGAACACCACATTCATCAAATATGAGACACAAATTGGCTCAAAAAACATCTGAACTTGGTTTAAATAAACTTGAAAAGTCAGAATCGCCATGGTTTGGTTGGGAACAAGAATATACTCTTACTCATAAACCTGAGGTTCCATTTGGAATAGGAGAAGGTATTCCATTAGGATTCACTTTAGATCCACACTCAGGATATTTATCAAACACACCAAGACCACAAGGTGATTACTATTGTGGTATCGGAGCAGACTCTGTGGTTGGTAGAGAAATCGTAGAAGAACATATGAGTATGTGTATGGAAATCGGATTGGAAATTTCTGGAATCAATGCTGAAGTTTTATTAGGACAATGGGAGTATCAAATTGGTCCAGTAACACCACTGAATGGATCTGACCAAATGTGGGTTTCGAGATATATTCTACAAAGAGTTGCTGAAAAATGGAATACAAATGTGTCTTTCCATCCTAAACCGTTAAAGGGTGATTGGAATGGAACTGGATGTCATGTTAATTTCTCTACTAAAGAAATGAGAGAAGAAGGTGGATTAGATATCATCAAAGAAACTATGTCAAAATTAGAAGAAAATCATAACAAACACATTGAGGTTTATGGACTTTTCAATGATATGAGATTGACTGGAGAACATGAAACATCTTCAATTCATGATTTTAGTTATGGATTTAGCACAAGAGACACTTCAATTCGTATTCCAGCTCAATCAATCGTTGAAGGAAAAGGATATTTTGAGGATAGAAGACCATCATCAAACTGTGATCCTTATTTAGTTGCTGAAAGAATGTTACAAACTGTTTATTCTGAAGTTGAAACTGAAGCTTAATATAAATAATAAAGAAAAAACCACTCAAATGAGTGGTTTTTTTATTTTAAATATGTTTTGAATTTTTTACTTTTGTTTCTTCTGTTTTAAGATTGATATTAGAGTGAGTGTAGTCCCATTCCGTCATTCGATCCTTCTATTGAGATTAATTTAATTAGGTGGTCGTTATCACCTTTTTTCTTATAAAGTTCGTTATAACCTTTTGCTATACCTCTCTTAAATACTTCTGTGAAATAAGCAAATGCGTTAACTGATTTATCTTCGTTAAAATTGTACCAGTTTTGGAACATATCTAATAAACCCGATTGGTAACAATCTAACTTATCATCGTTAGACCAATATCTCATTTTTTTTATCGTCTTTTTAGCTAGTAGTTCTAACATTTTTTCTGCGTTTCTTGTTAGTTTTCCTTGTGCTTTAGATATTATTACTTCAACATAAAGGTCTTTGTTATTTAAATACATTAATTTAGCATTTATTTTTTGTAAGAGACTGAACTCTTTTTTGGGAATGCTTTCATGTTATATATTAATTAACTAAAAAAGTTTTAAAAATAAAAAATCCTCAAATTTCTTTGAGGATTTTTTAATATCTAATTAAAATTAAAGTTTAATTCTTTCTTTATATTGTAATTCTTTAATACCTTCAAGTTCTGATGTTAAAACCTCTGATCTCTTGTTTAAGTTCTTAAGAGCAGTAGTTAAAACTTCTGATTCGCCAATCATTTGGATAGAACCTTTAACTTTTTCCATGTTAAATTGAACATCTTCTAATTTAAGACTGATTTCTCTTTCTTTATCTTCTAGTTTTCTTTTAACGATAACTTCTTTACTTAGTCTATTTTCATAGAAATAAGTTAAGTCATAATTTAATTCGTTTCTTACTTCATTTACTAATTCAATTGCTGATTCGTATTTGAAGAAAGAGTTACCATATCTCTCATCACATCTGTAAAGAAAGATAGCGTTCTTGTAGTTAAAAGCAAAACACTCTAAATAAGGATTTACTAAGTTACCAACTCTTTTAACAACATCTAGTTCTACAAATTTATCTAAGTTTTCAGAAACTTCTTGTAAAACTGGGTAAAAGTTTTTGTTTACAATTGGAACGATAGGAGAAGAGAAAAGACTTTCTAATGTAGTTTCTTCGTTCATCTCATCGTCATTGATGAAAAGTCCACCTTTTTTAGAAACTGAAAGACCAAGTGTTAAGTATTCAGAAATTCTGAAGTTAACTCTATCTTCTGTTATAGTAGCATATTTCATTGCCGTTTCAAGAGTTCTAAGTTTTGTTAAGTCTTCTTCATTTTTAACATGATTTTCTAAAAGAGTTTTTTCAATATTATTTTCTGTTAAAATAAACCAAGAATCTTTTATCAATGCAATATGACCATCTTCAACTTGTTCAACAATTGTGAAAATTGATTCACCTTTTCCACCTGATAAAAGATTAGTTCTTTTTTCTGGAGATTTAGTAAGGTTATGAACAAATAATTTAATCTCAGGAACCCAGTCGTAAATTGCTAGTTCATTAAGTATTTTAGACATTCTATCTTGATCAGAATCTAAACTGATTGTTTGTAATAAAACGTTAATAGGTTGTCTGTACATCTCACCTTGATTTTGAGAGTTTAGAACATTATATAAACTTTTTAATTCATATAAAAGTTCATAGTTTTTCATATCATCATTAAGATTTTCAAGAAGTGATTTAACACTTCTATCATAAGTGAAAACTTTAAGTCTCTCATTAAGAGAGCTAATTATAGCTTTTTCTGAGTGTTCATTACAAGCATTCATGTGTCCTTCTATAATAACAGAAATATCTTCTTGGTCAAGTGAAAGATTTTTCTTGAAGTTAAACAGTTCGAGTTTAAGATTCTTCATATTTTAAAATATTTTTTTTTATTTAATCTATATATTACGTATAAAAAGTGATTTTTTACCATTTTTATTTCTATACATTTGGTCCACTTGGGGGATTACTATTTCCTGAATTTGACGACGGTGTTTGTGTATTTACAGTTCTAGATCTTGCTGCATCTCGAGCTTTTAATATATTATTAAACCATCTTGTTCTTTTAGGTGCATACAAGAAATAATCTTGATTTGTTGTCGGTGGTCCACCATTCAGACCAGGATTTGTTCCCGAGTTTGTAGTATCATTTGGAAAATCTGTAAAACTAGTTGTTCCTGATAGAGCAGTTGCTCCACCATCATTTGGTCTCGGGCCTCCAGGAAATGGATAATATGGTGGTCCTGGTACAGCACCAGGAAATCCTGGTGGTTGTGCCCAGTGATCTGGAAATCTGTAGAATGGTGGATTTGGACCTCCTGTTGGCTGTGGTTCAAGCATATTCTCGGGATATCCATCTATTCCCCATTCATTTCCGTCATAAGTTGCCCCATCACCATAAGAAACTGGATATCCTTCCATGCTTATTCTATCTTTTCTAAATGCTGGATAGTAAGTTTGTACCTCAAAAGAAGCCTTTAACTCTATATTATTATCAGATGTTAAATTCTTTTCTCTAGCGAGTGTGATTTGATTTGTATCTGGCATTAATATTACAGCATCAATATTCATAAAGTTATGCTCAAAATACATAAATTTATATAACCACATGGTGTCCATTATAGCTTGACTACACTTAAATGTATCAATCTCACTTGCTAGTTTTATAGTAAGTTCGTAATTGACTGTTATTGGGACAGCTCTTACTTTAGCTAAAACTTTTCTTATTTCCTTTTCATTCTCGACTACCATTCTTAACCAAACGTTTGGATTGGCAAATTCGTCTCCTCTGATGTTAAATCCAGTCATTGTTAAATGACCTCTTGGGATGATGTCAGTATTTAATTCGACAAATCTATTTTCCGAAACTATATCGTCTTGAAATGTGTCAAGTAGAAATCTCTCATCACCTGTAAGTGAGTAGTATATTGGTACTTGAACAAAAACATCTCCCTTGGAAAATCTATTTATCCATTTAATTTGACCTTCTAGTGTATCTAGAACACAAACAGTTAAGTCTCTAAAAAATACATCTTCAAAATTAAATCTTTCTCCTATCATAAATTAATTCGATTGTAGGTTATATATAAAAACTTTTATTTCTCTTATCTTAAACAAAAACAATGTTATTTTATAAAAATATTATGTCAGTTACAAAATTATTACTTTGGGAGAAGTGGAGACCAAAAACACTTGATGATATTATTCTATTACCAAGAATTAGAAATCATTTTAACGAGGGTGTTTCTCAGAATTACATTTTTTATGGTCATTATGGTACCGGTAAAACATCGTTAGCAAGAATACTTATTGGAAAGTATTCAAAAGATAAACCTTACTTAGAGTTAAATAGTTCACTTTTTACATCAATCGATATTTTGAGAAATCAGATAGAAGATTTTTGTAAGTTTAGTCCTATGATGGATTCCGTAGATGATATTAAATATATTTTCTTAGATGAGTTTGAGAGAGTTTCTGCTCAGTTTCAAGATGCGTTTAAGGCCTTTATTGAAAAGTATAATAGGAATGTTAGATTCATAATAACAACAAATCACATTAATAAAATTTCAGATGGTATCAAGTCTAGGATTCCTCAAATTAATTTTGATTGTCAAAGTATTGATGAGGAAAAATACCTAAAACAAGCTATCTACAAAAGAATATCGAGTACAATTCTACCAGATGAGAATTTTGATATCTCAAAAGAAAATTTGGTGTCTATTATTACAAAGAAGTTTCCCGATTTTAGAAGTGTTCTAGTTGAATTGCAGAATTTTATTGATACGGGTGGTCAACAAACTGAGTTTATCAATGTTTCAGCTAAAACAAAGTCTGATTTATATCAATTAATTCTTAATGATAGTTTAGAATATGATGAAACTTATCATTTTTTAATGAATTGTTTTGGTCCGGATAAAATTGATGTTATGATTTCACTTTTAGGTAAACAATTTGTTGATTGGTATATCGAACAAAAACGTACAAATGTTAATAATTTATTTGAGTGTAATTACGTTATTTCTGACTATGGTCCAAAATTACAAGAATCTACTGATCCTATAATACTTGGTATGACAATAATAGGTAAATTTAATAACATATTGAAAAATAAGTAGGAAAGTATATTTAATATATAATTCACCTATGGCTGCATTTAACTTTATTGATTTTTATATTGGATATCTTGGTCATCCTAATTTCAGAGACCCTGAGTTAATTGAGGATGATCTAATAAGAGTTATTGTTCAGAAATATGAGATGATTGTTTTTACTAATAAGGGTGAGGTACTTTGTGAGCCTAATTTTGGAGCAGATCTTACTTTACTATTACATGAAACTAAATTATCAGCTACTGCAATACAAGCTGAGATACGAGCTCAAATATCGGATTACATTCCGGAAATTGAGGGTATAGATTATGAGTTATTAGTCGATTTTTTTGATCATCCTTCAAGGCATTTGGAATATATGGTGATTAATTTCCAAATAGCTGGATATCAAGTTTATGCTAGTGTAGTCTAATTAGATAGGACAACGGCAAAAGGAACCTTTCGTGTTTTAATATATAAAATATGAAAGTATGTAGTAAATGTAAAGAAGAAAAAGAGATATCTAAATTCTCAAAAAGATCGGATTCTAAAGATGGGTATAGATCTCAGTGTAAAAATTGTGTGAATACTCAGGTGTCAAAAGATAGAGTCAATAAGTATTATAAAGATAATCGTGATATTCTATTGAGTAAGAGTAAAGAAAGAAAATTAAAAAAATATGATCCGAATTCAAAAATCAGAACAATTAGGAGAATGTTTGATTCTTGTGATGTGAATCAAAGTGTTTGTACAAAATGTATGAATATAAAAGGTATAGAAAATTTTATAAAAGACAAGAGTAGAAAAAATGGATTATCCGCTCAATGTAATGAGTGTAAAAATAAATACTACAAAAATAAGAAAAAGAATGATATTATATTCAAATTATCGACAACTATAAGAAGTATGATATCATCTTATATAAAATCAAACGGTATTAAAAAGTCAAAAAAATCTGAGGAAATAATTGGATGTGAATTCAAAGACTTGAAAATTCATTTAGAATTGAAATTTAAAGACGGTATGACTTGGAAAAACTATGGAATGTGGCATATAGATCATATAATACCAATAAGTTATGCTAAATCAGACGAGGAAATATATAAATTAAATCATTATAGTAATTTCCAGCCATTATGGGCAAAAGATAATTTATCTAAAGGAAATAGATTTATTGGATAGGGCAACTTGTGGCGGTATAGATATATTTCCAATCTCTCTTTATCTCAACACCTAAAGATGTTGCAGCTGTATAAATATCCTCTAGACATTCACTATCAGCGCCCCCCACTATAGTAACCATTCTCCCTTTTAAGCTTGAAAGTAAATCATATAGTTTTTTACTAAGGTGGTGCCACTTATGATTATTACCAACATATACAATAAACGTTCCTTCCTTAGTTTGAAATATATCTCCTTTTCTAAGTGATTTCTCCTCTTCTCCTTTACTAATTTCATCATAGACCGACTTGTCTAAAATTCTTTTGTAGAAATCAGCGTCAACATCATAGTTATATCTTTTTTCAATTAAATCCTTTTGATTTGGAAAATGATAAAGGTCATCATGTATTGGAATTTCAGGAGTTTCATCATATAAATAGTCTTTATCTACATTTCTACCATCCACATGATTGTCCCACAATTGATAAACACTTTGAAAGTTATTACAATACTTCTTTAATTCATTCAAATACATCTCTGAGAAGTATTTCTTGAATGACTTCTGAACATCAACTATAATTAATATTCCATTACTATGACTCTCAAATGTTTTAAGGAATTTCATATAAACTATATATTAAATAAAAAAACCCATCATTTCTGATGGGTTTATATTTTATTTAAGTTTATTTTATTAAATTGGTAATTCCTCTTCATCTTCCTCATCTTGAGCCTGTCCTTGACCTTCTTCCTCATCTTGAGCCTGTCCTTGACCTTGAGCCTGTCCTTGAGCCTGTCCTTGACCTTGAGCCTGTCCTTGACCTTGAGCCTGTCCTTGACCTTGAGCCTGTCCTTGACCTTGAGCCTGTCCTTGACCTTGAGCCTGTGGTTCCTCAAACTGTCCTTGG